ATGAACTCTATGCAATACACAAAGGATTAGAATTACTCAGAAAACAAAATCATACATTTCTCACAGATGATGAAGTTTCAATACTTAGTGAGGATATTAGAAGGGCATCAAACCAAAATCTTGATCCTACAATACTTGTTGGTCGCATGAGATGGGCTAAATGAGTGTTGAGAATTATTCCAAACTTGAAACTTACAAAGGGATCAAGAAAAGAAACAATGGATTAGAAAAAATCTTTGCAGAATTGAAATTTAATAAAAAGAAACCAAAATACAATTATCATTCAGGGTTGGTTGCAGGAATGCTGGTAAATGATCTCACTATTGCTAAACCTCTCTTAGAAAGTGGAAAAAAACTAGATGAAGATTTACTACAAAAAATGTTTGAAAGAATTATTCCAAAAGCAAAAGGATTAGTTGAAGATTTCAACTGGAATATGTTTGATTTGAATCAGTTAGCAGAACAATTCTTCGGAGATGAATCTTGACAGAACAATTACAAAAGAATCGTGATTTAGAACGAATTATTGAACTGAGTAGTAGAGAAGTTACAGATGAGGAAAGTATAGAACATTTCAATCTCAAAAACAAATTAGAATCCCAATTAGAGGATGGAAATAACTGGCAAAAATATTCTAAACAAATAGAAACTATGATTAAGATCAATTCAGATGCAAAAACAGTTGAAGAATTTTTCCAAAAACATAAACTTCCACAATTACTAATATCAATGACTAAAGACGGCGATACTAAAATTGAGAAACTTGAATCAACCAAAGAATTAGAGGAAAAACTAGATAGAATATTTGAGTTGATTGAAATGAGTAATGGGGATGATTTGCCTGAACTTTACTATAATCTTAAACAGGAGTTTGAAACCTCATAAAAAAGAGATTACTCGAGTCGGGAGTTGTGGAATGAAACTTTCAGGTAAAGTGTCAAAGAGGTTTAGAGAAAAACAATGGTGTAATATCTGTAAAGTTGTTTGTTCTACTTGGAAAGCACCTTGTTGGGATGAGGAAGATTTAGCAGACGTATATTATGCTTGTAAAGAATGTCATGATAAATTCTCATGTTGTGATTGTCCAAAAACTGAAGAAAGCGTACCATCACAAGTTTGGAGAGAACACGGTTGGATAAAATAGACTCCACACCATTCGTTTTATTGTGTTTCCAAGTTTGTTTATATAATAAAATATACACTTTATATACAAAATACATAAGTAATATATATAAGATATACAATTGATATAATATGAACACAATACAAACAATAAACAATTTAGACATTGAAAAGGAAATTTTTCAAAATATGGCTTCAATGTATAAAATTCATAGATCATATGATGAAACCCTCACACAAAATAAAACAAATGATAGAGATTTTTTCTATGATAAGATTGAGGAAATAAAGCCTTTCGAAAATGAATTGAGAGATTTCATATGGGAACTAGACGAAGAAACAAAAGATATCCTCAGAGGTGAAAACTGATGCAACAGTATGACTTCAAAGTCAAGACAGAATTTGGAATGGATGAAGTACATGATGCAATAGAAAACATCCTCAAAGCAAAACTAGTCCACAATTGGGGAGGATCCTTAAACCTGGAGACAAACGGCAAGGAAATAATCCTCACACAATATCCATCATCAAACTCTTGGACTAAAGGATATACAACATTCTACACCATAGAAGACTATCACATTCTTGACGATTTCATTGGAGGTTTTGATGAGATTGATGGCAAACTAGTCAACCAAGAAGACAAAAATGACATCACAACAATAAAAGAAATCTTCGAGAATGTACGCATTGAAGACTTTGATATCGATATAGATTATATTCTAGAAAGATTTGAAGATGCAAAAGCAGAATATGAGGTTGAAAATCAATGAAAGTAATAATAGAACTAGACAAATCAATTCTTGATCTAGTGCAAAAAAAAGCAGATAAAGATGATAGAAGCAGAAAACAAATGCTGGAACTAATCATCAAGAGGGCAGTACAATGATGATACAGCACAGATGTTCATCATGTGGCAAGGAACTACCAACCGAACAGACAGACAAACCCAATTACCTTTGTAGCCAATGTTTCAACAAGGCAAAGCCCACACCCGAATTTGGAGGTACATCATGAATTTCAAAGTAGTCTGTCCAAAATGTCTTAGAATCTATGAAAAACCAATCCCATTAATTTCAAAGGAAAATACAATGAGATTCAAATGTGAAAAATGTGATATAGTGTTAGTGAGGTTTGATAATGAAAAAGTATAACTTGATTCTACTTTTTGGAGGGAGTCAATAGGATGAATTGCCCAAAATGTGGTAATTTATTACAATACAAAGATGGTGATTTTTACCAATTCACTATGAGTTGTATGTGTGGATATGAAACAAAATGTATGGAAAATCAAGAGGAATATCTTAACAATATTAGAAAATTACTAACAGGTTCAGATTTTGTTTTCATGAAAAAAGATGATTCTTGTAAACATGAGTCACATAATCCATATTATCAGATTGAATTAACTAAAAAATTCAAGACACAATCAGAAGCACAAAAAGTATTGAAGATGATAAAATCAATTCTCCTTGAAGGACAGGGGAAATGAGTTTTAAAGAATTAACAGAAGATGAGATATTCAGATTAAGACAATTAATCTGTGAACATATAGAAACAACTGATAAGGATTCTTTCTCTTGTACTTGCTGTGGAGAAAAAGATCAAGAATGTATTAAATGTCACAAAGAAATTGAACATGAGTGTTATAACCATGAAGAAGATGGTTATTGTGTGAGTTGTAGATAATGAGTAATTATTGTAAAGTTTGTAAACGTGATATTGATGGTGTATGGTCTATACATTGTGATGCTCATTATGTTTATGGTTATCATACACCAATACCTGATTTTTCAAAGTCAAAGACAGTTGAGGTAGAAACGTGATGCCTTTATTAGAAAACCCAGATGATTATATCGTAGAGTCAAAAAAACATGATAGAGAGATTAGAAAGTATGCTTTCATTTTAAAAAATACTAAATATTCTGAAATGAAAATAGCAACAAGATTACATCTTAATTCCTCAACTGACATTAATTTATGGCTAGGTGAATCGGGAAATGTAATAGGGTTGGACTTTATCCAAGTTAAAGCAATTACGCCAGAGGTACATGAGAATTGAGAATCAAAATTTATCCTAAAATAACTGACAAATGCATTCAAGAACAAACTATGGTAGGCAGAGATTCTAATGGAAGTTTTTACTTATTAGATGTTGAACATATAACACCTTTCGATTATAAATCCAAAGAAGAATTAGAAGTGGTATCATGGAATAATATAGATTTTGATAAAGAAGAAGAAATTAGGAAAAAAGCAGAAGAATTTTTCAACTCAATTACATTTTCTCAGAAGAAGAAACCATGACTGACGATTACTGCGACATGTGCAAGGGAAAGGGACAGTTCATAGAAAAGCAGTGTGTCTATTGCAACGGAACAGGAGAATGGAACATGGCAGCCCAAGCATACATCAAAAATCATATCTGCCAATGCATAATCCTTGACAGAAAGTTTTGTCCCGTATGTGAAAAGCCATGCCACCATGATACTACACTAAACCCAAAACAAACAATTGATCCAGGATACGGTGGAATGTCATCAAAAGAATCACCAAAACCAATAGAGACAATCATAGTTTAAAGCTGTTTGACAATGAACAAATATGTCAACACTTTTCCCGTCACGAAGCTTATACCCCACATACGCATTTTGTAAAACTGCGTAGACATGAGTGAGCTGCAATATTCTGATCAGGAAATAGATGAGGTCTGGAATGATCTGAACGAAGCTAAAAAAGAACTTGAAGAACTAGAACGTAAAAACCAAGAACCAAAAAAAGAATTAATTATCAGAATTCGTGACAAGGTAGAAATTTTAGTACTGGCAGACAAAATTAAAATAGACGAAAATCAAATCTCGGACAAGGTTAAAAGTATTCTAATTGATGCCGGTGTAACATATTCCAAAGGTCATTGGTATGAATTATTCAAGCCATCCCAAATAAAAAAACGGAACTATTCTGTTGCCCCCCAGGGGGCAATACATGAGCATGAATTTAAAATAGTGACTGAATCTTCCGCAGGAAAATGGGAAAAGTGTAACTGTGGAACAAACAGGCTAAACGGAATAGAGCAGCTTGACAAACATGAAGATAATGATTTAGAAGAAGATACTGCAAAAAATACATCCATACGTGAAACCATGCGTCCTGAAGGAATATCCTTTGACTATCTCAAGCTAAAACGAGAACAATTCTCACAATGTATTCATGCCATAGATACAATATTCCAAAAATGCACTTTAGACATCACATCAATAAAAAAACAAACCACAGAAAACAAGAAGAGAAGGGCCCCACAGATAGAATATGAAAAACTCTATAATTCCACCAAATTATTAGTAGACAAGAGAACAAAAATAGTCACAGACGAGCTAAAAGACATAGATAATATAAAAATCTCAGAGGCAAAAAAAGCCCTTGCTGAAATCATGAACTCAATCAAAAAGCTAAACGACAGAACAAAAATCACAAGCTATGAAAAGGCAGTAGCAAAAATTCTGATAAACAAATTCGGATATCTCAATGGCGACATTGCATCAATTCTAAACATCACAACAAAACACGTAAAAAACAACATACTCAAACTAAACACAAAATCCCCACACGACCAGGACGGATTATTGGAACAATTAGACTATCTGGTAAGGTGTCCAGGATGTGGTTTAGGCATAGCCGATTACTTTGAAAATCAGTATGAATCATTCAAGCAAGGAAAACCAATACATGATGACTTTGATCTAAACTCGTTTCCCCTACCGACATATGCAGAACAGGTAATTGATCTGAAACAAACAATTAGAAAACAAAAGATAATGATGGTTGAACTAAAAAACAGACTGAAAAAATAATTACTTTACATGTTAAAACAAATCAAAACTCAACTGGATGAGTTCTTCATATACTACGCAATGTGGAGAGCAAATCCATGAAAGATCTTAATGATATTCTCCCAAAAATCCCAAACATGAAATGGGGAGCTTTAACAAATGCATATCTGACAAACGCAAAACTAAACGAATTAAACAAGCTATTGCCACATGACGGAAGATGGCATACAGTACTAGAATCAAAAGAAATAGTTACAGTGGACGGATACTGCATTAAAAGAAGAACAGCTAACTCCATGACATGATGAAACTACAATATGTAGGATGTTGGAAATGTGGAATCTGTGAATTTACGGGTGGAAAGAAAGCAAAAAAAATAATTTAGTTCTTCAATAGGGAAATCCTCCATTAAACAGGTATAATATGGCCTTCAACGATAGGGAAATACTCGTAGTACAGACAATGTGTATGAGACTGTCTGAAAAGGATTCACTATCCTGGCTGAAATCCCACGGCCATGACATCAAGCAGGCCACATTCTGGAAGATAAGGGCACAAATCAAGGGCTCTGTTGACAAAAGAAAGTTCGAGCTTGCAAGAACTGGATTGTGGGAACAGCATCTCGAAAGAATTGACCAGCTTGAGACGGCACTAAAACTGGCATGGGAAAACTATCACATGGAAAAGGCTCCGTCAAAAAGAGTGAGAATATTGGAGACTATAGTTGCAATACAGCCATTATTATCAAAATACTACCAGAGCAGCCAGAAGGTGACGGAAAATGAGGTTAAAACAGAACTACAGCGACTCGGACATTTATGATTTTGATGACGATATCATAGCAGGGGAGTTATCAGCATCGGAGATATGCGGCAAATTATCAAAACTTCCATTCTGGTGCGGAGACAATCACAAGCACGAAACCAATCTAGAATATTGGAATGATTTTTGTTGCACCCAACATGTTGCAGGACTTCCAAGACATCCATCTACAAAAAAAGAGATGCCTCCAACACCATACCAGCTGGAATTTGTAAACGAAGTAATCAACGCAGTAACCAAACCTGAAGGAATAACTCAGGAAGACTGGGACAGACTGTATCACAAATTTCACATTTTAAAAGGAAGACAAATGGGATTCACAGAAATTGTATTACGGTTAATCTTTCATTTTACATTTTCAAGATATGCTAATTCTAATGTGGGAATTATGGCAGCAACCACGGGAGCATTGGCAAGAAAGGATCTAAGGAGATACTCCAAACTATTTATACACATCAAAAAAGTTGTTACACAAGAAATCAAGGCAACCAAAGAAGGCACATGTATGAAAATTGCCACTCAAACCACTGTATGGGCATTTGCAGCTTCAGAGGAGGCAATTACTGGGGACACAAAATATTCATGTATCTACATGGATGAATCAGCCAAATGGAAACTGGTAGAAGACAAACCAGTATTCAACTCAATCGTACCCATTGTTGAAACAAACGGTTCTGACCTCTATCTGGTATCCACATTTAAGGGACCAATCAAGATGTTCTACAAGATTTCTATTGATGAGAATTCAGACTACATAAAACTACAGTATAACATATGGAGAACTGAAGGAAATCTCTACACTACTGAGCAGATTAAGAAGATGCTGGCCTCAAAGGATGTTGATCCAGATCAGGAATATCTCTGCAAGGCAACCATAGGAGAAGATTCCATACTAGGTGCAATTACAGATGATGACAGGGGAACGTTTAGTGAGTGGGGTGAACCTGAAGAAGATGAGGAAGACGACAGCTATATGGAAGATAAAGATGATTGGTCTTAAGGTGATAATGTGCGATCCTGCAGGCAAGGTATCTCCATTCAATGATGGGCACGACATTAGAAATGATCCTTTTGCCATTGTAGGTGCCGAGTTTGATTTGAACAAATACAAGATAAAGTGGAGACTTGCAAAGCAGTTCAAAAAAGATTCCTTCCAGAATGTGGCCATGTATCTTAAAGACATTAAGAAAAGAATCAAACCAAATTTTATGGGTCTGGAAACAAACAACAACGGAGGAGATATTCTAAAACTATTTCATAAAAAATACAAACTGAATTATATTCATGGTGTAACAATGTCTGGCAATCTCACAGAAAAGACTCGTTCCAAGGGATATTCAGTTGACAAATATTTCATTACGAACTGGTTCAAGAAAAAATACAAAGAGGGAATGTTTGAGTTCCCGAGGAATCCGACTGAAGACATGAAGGAATTTATGAACCAAATTCCAAAAATCGTACCCGTAATGACTGCAAACGGCTCAACAACATACAGGGCATACAGAAATCAGCATGACGACTTGTTTTTGGCTGCTTTACATTGCTGTAATATAATTCGACTATTCATAGAAGAGCAGGAAAGAATGAAATGAAAACAATTGATGACATAATCAGACTTGCAGCAATAGCACATTCCAAACATAGAAATGCAATAGGACTTGTTGCCATACAAATAGACAAGGATCTAAAACTAATCTATGTAAAGCTTGCAAGACAGTGGCCAAGAGAAAAAATCAACGAGATACCTTCTGAGATTTCCAAATTGTACAATCAGATCAAATGGGGCAATACATACATTGATCAGTTGACAGGCCAGCATTTTATTCAAGAACTCAAACGTGTGCATCAAATGCCATTAAGAATAATCAATACACAGAAAAATCTCAAAGACCCTGATGATATTGAGAGAATAGAGACAATGGATAAAATAGAAATGACTCAGTTTATGCTTACTCTCAGGCAGAATCACAAAATAAAATTTCCTAAAACCCCGTCAAAAACAATGAGTGAGTTGGAATTACAGATGCCTCTTTATTCGGAACACAAGACAGAAGCTGGAAATGTGGACTATTACTCACCAGGAGATGAAAAAGACAATCTGACCAAGGCCTTGCTTATAGCATGCTTTGCAGCTAGAAAATATCTTAATTCTGGTTCAGGAGGGTTCTACGGATGGAAAAAAAGAAACAATTTTTCCAAAATACAAATGATGACAAAAAACACACATGATACTTCCCTTAGTCTTGATTATTCCAAATTAGACGATTGACCAAAAAAAAATCCGGAACTGTTACTTTACCTCCATTCATCACGGCATACGACAAAAGTTTCGTAAAGAAACTTGAAAAACAGATGAAATCTCATATCAACAAGAATTCAAAATCAAAAAAGAAAATACTTCCAACGTTATTTCCAATTGGAAAAAGAAGACGACAGCTTGCAATGCAGTATTCCATGATGAATCAAAACTCACAATACTCTGATGCATTACTCGAAAACTGGAAACCCCAACAGACAATTCATCCCGTATCAAGAAACGGAAACCCATTGTCAGCTAATACAATTTTCAACAGGGTAAACCAACAAATGACACTGAACTATTTCTCAAATCCCCACCAGGATCTGGATTATATTATTTTTGAGGATATTTTCAATTATACAGTGGCCGGACCGGTATTGCGTGAACTGGTAAAGTTCATCATGGGAAGGGGATTCAAGCCAAAAATCAAGTCAAAATTTGAAATTGATCCTACAGAAGAGCTGAAACTACAAAAAAAACACAAGGACGTACTTGACAATCTCAACGCAATAGACGCAAACATTGGAAGATCAACTGAAAGAGGAATAGACATTTCATTTCAGGAAAAAATGACAAAAATAATACTAAACACGTTTGTGTTTAATCGTGACTGCGGAATCTATGGTTATGGTCCAGTAAACGTCAATGGAACAGAATTCAACAATATTCCAAATTCACTAAAGGTCCCACATCCACGAGACATAGGAATAATTCAGTTTAACAATGATGACTGGACAATTTCAGGAGTACAAATCAAGCAGGCGGTAAACGAATCAAGCAATGGAATCATACCAGTAAAAGACTTATTCTATCTGTGGAACTCTATGTTGTCATCTCCAACATACCAGTCCGATGGTTACGGTGTATCAATGATTCAAAACATGATGGACGAATGCAGAACTCTAAGAAGACTGATAGGAATAAATTTCCCAACATATGCTGATGCGATGCACACAGGTATACCAATCATAACTATGACTCCTGAAGGTTCAACAGACTCAGACAGAATCAAGGAGGGAAATGACATTGCAGACAACTGGGTTGACGGAACGCCCAATTTGTTGTTCAAAAACCCAAAGGACGTAAACATTTCAAACATTCCATTTGATCCAAAAATAAAGGAATTCTCTGATTTGTCAGAATTGCTGACAAGATATGTAGTGATGAAAGGGGGATTGCCACAGTCACTGTTCTTTGCAGAAAATGATGCAAACATGGCAACTTTGAGATATAGAATACAACTGGCAATATCAGTAAACATCAACCCGATAAGAGCATGGATTGAGAGGGCCATTTCAGATCAACATTACATGAGAATATTCAAAAAAATATACGGAAACTCTCAGGAATTCAAGGACATAACAATTGGAGTACAGTTTGAAGATTTGCAAATTGAAACGATGGATGACAGAATAAATTCAGCAGTCGAAATAAACGACAATCTTGCAAGACTGACACCTGAAGGAATAGGGCAAATATTGCAAGACCCATCATTTGTTTCAAAGATTGACACCACACAGGAACCACCAAGCCAGAAAAATACAATGAACATAAAAAACAAATCTACAGGTGAGACATTCAAGGTAAAATCATCACCTGAAAATGCCTCTTCAGAAGTAACTGCAATTTCAGCATTGAGGAAATAACCATGTTTAGTATTTTCTGTGCCAAATGCAATCGCAAAATAAGAGAATCTTCAACGTTATCTGGAAATTTGGAAACATGCAGTAACTGCAGGAGGAAAAATTGATCCCGTTAGCTGCAAAAAAGTTTGAGATAATTGACAACTACAAGGGAAGGGAAGGATTTTTCACAGAAGGATTCACTTTAGATGATACCAGAAACAAAAACGGATGGCGTACTACTTGGGAGGCAATAAAATTATCTGGAATGGATTCTATAGGAAGACCGGGAATTGAATTTCTAAAATGCGTAGGGTCAGTATGTGACAGAGACCATACAAACGGCATAACCTACAAGGAAAACATGTCAGTACAGGAACTATTTCGAGAATCAAACATCATAGATGCAAAGTTTGACGAGTCAACCCATACCATGACCAGCATTGATGAAATACTATCAAACGATTTTGTCAAAAAAATAGAGACAGAAGCAGTAAAATTCATCTCTCCATCAATCTGGCCTATACAATGGGAAAAGGTTGGAGAAGAAGACGGACGTGACCTCATTGATGTGCATAGATTCAGATTTTTACACAGAGCTTACATTGATGATCCCGCGTTTGGAGAAAAGGCAAGAATTTACACGACATGTTCAGGACACGGCTCCAAATGCAAGCTACAGTTTAACGCATCTTTGTCGGCAGATGCAGGAAGCAACAACATATCCCATATCCAGGAAATACCGATAATAACAAGACATCTTGGAAAACTGATGTTATCATTTGAAAAACAAAAATGCACACCATGCCAGAATGCAAAGCTAAATTACAAGATGAAAAAAATCCAAAGCCAGCTAAAAAATTAACAGTATACTTCCTTTAACTCTGTTAGAATCATATCATTTCATAATGCCAACAGTTGATTTCTCAAATCCTGAACAAGTTGAAAAAGCATTCACTGCAATTAGTGAAGATGTTCAAAAAGTAAAACAGGATGCAGAGGAAGAAAAAGAAAAATCAGATTCAATTAAAAAAGCACTCACTGATCCAAAAATTGCAAAATTCCTTGCAAAAGTTGCAGAAGAAGACGATGACATCAAGAAAGCAATGGAAGAGGATGACGATATCAAAAACGCAATGAAAAAGGCAATGGAAGAGCCAGATGAGGATGATAAAAATAAAACTGAAACTGCAACAGATGAAGATGAAGACACAAAAGAAGTAGTTGCAGAATTCAAGGCAAAACTAATCAATGAACTCGTAGCATCACAAAAGGCATTTGGTGCAACTGAAAATCAAATTAAAAATTATCAATCAAATCTTGAGGCAAAATCCTATAGAGATGTAAAGACTGAACATGAAAACTATGAGGTTCAGAGAAACTTTATCGCAAAATCTCAAGGCGTTAAGGAACCTAAAGAATCACAACCATTACTTCCATTTAACGCATCATATTCAGATTCACAACCAGAAGGGGTATACATCTAATGGTAACTTTCTCTGGAAAGCAGGTCTGGACTAACCTCCTTGAAACAATAACATTACCCGTAGCTGCAAACCAGGTAATTGCCTTGGGTGAATTAATAGAAAAAAATGCAACAGGATTTCTCGTAAAGGGAACACCAATTTCAGGTTTTGCAACCAAGTTCGCAAACGGTGTTTTTCAGTCTTTTGAAAAAGTAGACACCACTGGACTTGCAGACGGAGACGTGGAAATTCAGGTAGCACTAATAAGATCAAGAATTGCAATAGAGATAGAAGCTGGAATAGTAATAGGAAATCCTGTTGAAACTTCAAACAATTCTACAGTCAAACTAAAGAAAGCAATTGCCTCCCCTGCTGCATATACAAGATTGGGTACATTGTTTGCAATTGATGAACAGCCAGAAAAACTAGTATCAACAGCTGGCGACATTGGAATCATAGACTTTGGAATGGGAGTTAACTAGAATGGCTTCACAAAAATACACTTTCCATCCTTCAACTGGTGCACTGTATGCAGGTGACCATACTGAAGATGATGCAACCAAACTTGGACACGTTCCAATGGTTGCACAATATGAAATTAACAAGGAATTAAAAGCAAAATCAATCAAAATAAATGATACTGATTACACTACACAATATGTAGCATCAAATGATGACAGAACACAAATCTTTGATCCTGTTTTGGCACAAACTGCAAAACAGATTCAAAACAATAATTACAATAATCTAATTGCACAAAACAATCCGCTAATGGCAGATGCCAACAGACAAAACTTGCAACACTTACAACAAATCAAACTAATTCCAAAAATATTGGGAATGCCAGAGTTTTATTTCCATTTGCATAACATGTTTACTGAAAATGATGTTGCACAACTTGAAGCACGTCAACCATTAACAGACGTATATGAGCAACAGGGTCCAATCGGCAGGTATGCAAAGACACCAGACAGTGACCTGCAATTTGCAGAAATCAAATACGACCTAAAGAAATTCCCAATCAGAATTCCTACACCAATTGAGGATATCTTCAGAACATTACTAAACCCTCACCAAACTAAAATCAACCAAATCACGTGGGCCCGAGGTAAAAAACACAATGAAGAGGCATTAAAACAACTAAAGACAATCACTCTAACCAAAAACGTTTCAAAAATTAACAGTCTTACTCCAGGGGATTTCCACGATGCTAACAGCACAGTGGGTGAAATCACTGACATTATAGCCGATCATTTAACAACCCATCACTCTCTATTAACTTACTTTGCAACTGGAACCAAAGTTTTTAGAAAACTCGTAGAGAACACATGGACTTTCAACGTAGCAGGCCCAAGACCAAACAGAGTAATTCAGGGAGTATTTGACTTTCCAGGAATCGAGAACGCTAAAATCGTAGTTGATCCTCAAATGGATGCATCAGCACCTAACACAATGTATGCAGTAGACAAAATGAATGGTGCACAATACGGACAAGGACCAGTATTATCCAAGACATATGATGACGAGGAAAGAGATGCAATGGTTGTCAAAAACACGGAATTCTTCCAATATCTAATTGTCAATGCCAAAAATGTCATAGTGAACAACAATGTATCCTTTGACAGAAAATTCGCTGTAAAACTTGCAATCGCACCATAGAAATGGGGATAAGATTTAAAAAACGAGGAAGATACGAAAAACTAAACGTAAATGACATTCATGTTGCTTATGCTATTTCACAGAAAAACGAACATCTTGAAAATCTAAATGACATTGAACCAATAATTACAGATGCATTATCAAAAGCAGAAGCACAAAGAAAGAAACAACTTGATACTCTGTAAAGTTCTCATTTAGAATGGTAAATACAATACAATATTGTCAAACCAAATCTATTCCCAGTTTCTTACTATAGAATATCTTAAACATTCTCTAAAAATAACTGATGCAACACAAGATGACAAGATTGTGGAAATAATGGATCGTTCAAACGAACAGGTTGACAATGACATACATCCATACATTGATACTCCAGTTCCTACAGGTGATCCTATTTTTTCCCATGGAAGATCATTGGCACTAAGATTCGCAAAGCAGATTTGGGCAGACGAAGTATTGAATGACCTTGAAAAAGTTAAAGTGTATACTGATCTGTACGATTCAAAGCTGCAATCTGTAATATCTGAACTAAAATCAAACAAGAACAACAGAACAAAGACAATACTTGTTGCAAAAGATGTCAAGAAATTCCCAATATCAACAAAAGATGTCATAGGATTATCACTGAATTATTGAGATGAAAAGTTCTCTTTATCTATGATTATGTTAAAAATTCATGGTTGCACCAATAGTTCTCACAGCAAATAACATTGGGGCTTTTGTTTTTTCTCATACCGGTCAGAATGAATCTGTTCTGGTAAACTCTGATACTGATGTTGACATTACACTAATTGATACAAGGGACATTAGAAAATTATTAATCCAAATAATAAACAGCGGTGCCACAAATTCACTGAACTATTCCATATATGGATATGCAAAGGAAGTCTCAACAGCTCCTGCATTTGTATCATCTGACTGGAACGAGCTGAAACCGTCAACTACAATTTCACCATTATCTGAAAAAACTGAAACCCTGACAGATTCCTATAGTTTTGTACTGATCAGAATGAAAAGAGCAACATCAGGGCTGGACACTACCGCAAAAATTTACGTAAGGGCTAAAAAATGAGTCTTGACAAAGGTTCCCTTGATTTGGGGGGATCAAACAAACTTACTGTATCTGAACAGGATCCTCTTACAAACCTATCAAAGATAAAGTCTGATTTGGTTCCTTGTGCATTGCCTGATTCACAATTAATTCTTGACTCAGGAAACCAGTCATCGAATCTAACATTCAGAATCTACATGAACATGGCAAATTTGTTCAGGGTGAGACAATCTGGAGATGTTCCAGCGGTTCAACTTTACAAGCATACTCCTGATTTGCCTTTGTCTTTAACTTCAGTTAAATTTTCAATCTGGAGAAAAAACATATCAGGAACATTCGACTTGGTCGATACCAGAAAAGAAATACTTACAGAATATCTGGCATTGGCAAATGAAACCTTTGGAATCATAACTCTCCCAACCGCGATCAAAGGTGCAAAAGTAGGTGATTATTGTGCAATAGAATATGGATCAACTGAAAAAGTCAATTCGGTTCATTGGGCGAGAAATCTAATCGCAGACGGAATGAGATTCATAAATACAAATCCGCTTGATACTGCAGTTGATGTCTTGACTACCTGGACTGGAAACGCAAACCCTGTACTGATGAGACCTCTGATGAATCCCCCAATACTGAATGTAGTTTCGGATTCATGGGGAAAAGCATCAGGTGTTACACCTGCGGTCGACGGATGGCTTGATATTCTAGTTTCTGATACTGACTGGACTGAGCATTGGCCTGACAAGCTTGCAAAAAAACTTGGAATCTCATATCAAAACATGTCTAGAGGAGGTACGAGCAGAACAATAGAAATTGTCAATGAAATGCAATGGAGGATAAAAGACATCAAGGCAAATTATACTATCATTGCAATTGGAAATAATGACGTAGCACAGGCTACATCATTTGGAACATTTTCTTCAAACTATTCACAAATATTACAAGCTGTAAAAGATTCAAATTCAATACCTATCTGCCTTTTGATTCCTCCAAGAACAGAAAATGTCGACTCTGAAAATGTTCTGAGGGAAAAATTCAACAATGAAATTAACAGACTTGCAAAAACATTTGATGCATTTGTAATTAATTCTGATTATACGATGGGTCAGGAAAGACCGTCAATGCCATCCCCAAACAGACACGACCTTCTTGCATCTTTTGATTCTGATGGAATACATCCCACTTCAGCAGGATATGATGCACTTGTTGATCTCATATTCAGAAAGATAGAAATTATTGAAACAATGACTTTTGCTTGAAATGATTTCAAAATACTTCTCTTAGAGAATATTGTTTTACGAATAACATTGATAAAAAAATTATTAATAATTCTATCAATTTCCTCTTTACTGTTTGGTGTTTCAACATCTTTTGCCCAAAGTAATGATTTAGATGATACTTGGATTTTACCTACAATAGACGGCAAGCAACAAGCCAAAAAACCTCTTGGGCCTGATGATACACATATTGGAACTCCATCACCTGCCCAAATTTGGACTCCACCAGAGCAACCCCTTCCACCAACATCATTACCGATAAAAACAGATAGACTTCCGATAGTAATTCAAGATCCTCTGCCTCCAATATCCATTCCAAAATCTACAGATACTGGAGATCCACTGGTAATCTCATTTAACAACAAATCTTGCACATACAAGGTATATCCTGATGAGATGCATCCATCACGACTGAACCGTCTAGACCTATACAATGATGGTACTGAGATAATTTTATCGAGAAATCTTTGCATAGATTCATTCTATTTGGTGCTTGACAAAAATCTTGACGATAAACTCACCAATGGAAACGAACTACTTTTCACAGGAGATATAGTATATGAGAATTTGAAAAAATACGATTCCAACCAAAATGGATTCTTTGATTATCAGGATCAATGGGCCTCATATGCCAGACTGTTAGACCATAATGGAGATTTGCATTTTCTTGACGAGTTTGGAATTGTTGGGTTCAGTACAGATTATACCAAAGTATTCAATGATATGCATCAAATTGGAAGATATGCAGATTGCAAATACCAGGGGGAATTATTCTATACAAACTGCAAACAAGTAAGCGATGTTTCTGGATTCAGAATACTGGCATACAATACAGATGGTGTGATTACAACTCATGGGATATATCCTAGTTATGGGGCATACATGTCAAGTGTGATTCAAAAATAATGATGATTTCAAAATACTTCTCTTTATTTTTGCTGACATTTTTATAACATGGCAAACCCTCCAAGTTTTGTAGACAAGACAGGATTCTCACTTCCATCCACGACACAATTCATGGGAGGAGACGAGCTAAACCAATTATTTCAATTGATTCGAGGGGATCATTTAACAGAAGCAATACAGCAAGCAGCTATTGACGGACTTGTAACAGCACTTGCAGCAAAGGCTGCACTATCCCATACACATCCACAATCAGATATTACCAATTTAATATCTGATCTTGCAGCTAAAGCTACACTATCTCACACACACCTAAAAGCTGACATTACAGATTTTACATCCAGATCTTTTATCCAGTTTTCACTTACTGCGATTGGAGGCAATGGAAGATTTATGCCAATGTATGGAGATGCAATTAATTTAGCTTCTGAAATACAAACACAGACAAAGTTTCAATCAGCCATGACTGCAAAAAGTCTGCAAATCTATGTCGCACAGGTTGGTGATACACCAAACGAGGGGATAGTATTACGAGATGACGGTGTAGATACTGCCATCTCAATCCAGGGAGTCACGACAACAGGACAAAAGGAAACAAGCATAATGTCAGTTCCAATAGCTGCAGGCTCTTTGCTTTCATATCAAATCACAAAAGGATCCCAGACAAACTTTTTCCAGATTCACGGGGTATTGGAGGTTGACACACCATAGTATCTTTTTTGAGAAGCTCATTTGACACATGCCAGTGCGTTTTGATTTTTGATCTATCCATGGGAGAATCAAGACGAGGATTCATCACGTATGAAAAAAAATGTGAAATACACAAGAATGTCCCAGATAATGCACTGTTTGTGACAGTTCAAAAACACAACCAAAATTTACAATTCAAGGATGCTGACATAGAACTAGAACATGAAAAAAGAGAAACAGAACGAAAAAGAATCAAACAACTAGGAAACGGCATAAAAGATCCAGAACTGGAAAACGAATGGAAAAACATGAACAAGAAAAGAGACTCAAAGCCATTTGAAGATATACTAAAAAGAAGGGGAAAGATTTAGATGCCTGCATTTAGAAACGATGCTTTTACTATAGATGCGTTCAGAGTAGAATCTACAGGACCTGTAAACAATACAAGAAAATTAATTGTTGAACTAAAATCAAACAATTCAATATCAAAATCAGTAAAATCCTTTTTACAAATTAACCAAGGGGTGAAATCATGAGTGCAGTTATTGTTCAGTTCGCATTGGGTCATCAGGGAGTGATTTTTGGTGGAAAGCTGCTTGACGAAAACGGCATTGCACGAGATCTCACAGGGTTTACTGATTTGGAGGTAATCTTGACAAAACCTGATGGAACAAAGATAACAAAGGCATCGATAGATGGTGTTGTTCCTGAATTTCCTGGACAATTAAACGACACAAACATAATCTGGCAGAACACTGGAACTTCAATACTTGACCAAAAAGGATATTGGGAAGTATCAGTTGCAGCAAGGTTTTCAGCAGATTCTTACATTCCATCATATCAAAAGGGATCTTTCTGGGTGGTATAATGGCATCAACAGATTACACTGGAGATATTACAAGATTAATTGCAATATTAAAAAACAATTCAAACATTTTCGATCCTGCAAACCCTTCAGGAAAACTAAACGCAATAAATTTCGGGGAACAAAGAGGAGGACAGCAAGACAAGGCATCTATTGCCCCGCCTTTTGCAGTGATAACAACCCCTACTCAACCCTTTCTCACAAAAGATTCATTTGGAATAGGTGACAACTCATCTGATCCTCAAAGCACGGTATTGTATGAAATCAAGGTATTTGCAACAGGCTCCATTCCAGATGACGCAGAAAAGAACCTGTATGGTTTCATAAAGGAAATAGTTGACACTATACGAAACAATCCACGTGGAAAGGATCCCATTCTATCAAATGATCCGAAATGGATTAGATCATTCGTAAAGGACATATCCCAAAGTCAGACAAACAGGGGGAAGATTGTACAAAATGCAACAATTACGATTCAATGCCAAATTGGGGAATCAATTTTACTAGTATATGATGGAATAACGATTTCGGTTCTTGAAGAGATTAACAGCAATCATGGATGGAATATACAGAATTCTCCAGATGATGACGGATTAATTGATGTTGCACCTGTATCGCTGGAAGAAAAGAAATTTTTCAAAATAGAGACAAACCCTACATTACAATCCACACTTCGAAATAAAGTTCGCTCACCGGGACTATTCTCTGCAACAATTACAAAAAACGGTATTGCACGAAACATCACAAACTCAATGCTTACAAGAATTTCTGACAGTGTGGTATATGATCAAATTCAGCAAGCTGTAATTGAATTACAAATAATCCGTGATACTTCCTAAATCAAAATCTATTAGATAATTCTCATTGGCTGACAAGGTAACTAACCAGGGTGGGGATCTTCTCGTATGGGAAATCAGGGGATTTCTAAAAACCGTTCAGGGTGCAAACACATACAGATTAAAAAAGGCAGTCGATGTTGACTTTGATTTGTCCCCTTCTTTTGAATTAAGATTCAATGACGACGGAACATTTGATATTGTTCCAAATGGTGATGTGGGAACATGGACAGTAAGACTTCCACTCACATCAGATATTGTCTCTGCAATTACGGGAGGTTCAATTACAACAGACGATGACAAGGTGACATTAACATATTGGTTCTTTGAACTTTTCAACAAGAGATTTCCTCCAATAGAGTTTGATGAAGAGATGCTCGATAACCAAACACCATCAAAAAAAATCAATCTGAAATTCAAGGGAAACATTACGACATTGAGAAAAATAAGAACTGAGACTGCTGGATTATACGACATTGAGCTTGCAGGAATAATGATACCTGATCCTTCAGCAGACATCAAGAAGGTATAGACTATTCCAATGGATGCAATAACAAAAATTTCAGACACTGATAAACTGGAATTCAACTTGTCCCAGGTAGAACTTTTCAGAAACGACCATGCAAGACAGACACTTACAACTCTTGTCAATCAGACAATGATAGATGAAATGCATTCCCAAATGAGAAATGCAAACTATTCTTCCAAAATCATAGAAAAAACATTGCTTGAGAGAATTGATTTTCTTCCAAACGGGGAAGCAGAAATTCACATAAAATCAGATTTTATTTCAGAGTCAGGATTTGATGTTTCAGAAGCTAGGGAAAAAGGTACAAAGAGACACAAAATTGAACTAAAGGGAGGAACCAGCCCTGTAGGACCACCGTTTGCATTATCATTTTTTATAAACGGCCAGAGGGTATTTTCCAAAGGACATTTTGTCAAAGGAATAAAGGCATCCCACATTATTGAAAATATAATACAGCAGAACACCAGAACGATACAATCAGAGTTTGAAAGAATAGAGAATATGTGGGCAACCAAAACCTTGCAGGAATAGTTCTCTAAACTTTAAAGTAATAAAATAATTTCATTATGGTCGAAGATTCTTTTCGTATCAAGACATTTTCAAGCAACGAACTTGATGAAGCTAGGAAAAAAATAACAGAAGCCAAGCGAATCAAGAGAGAAGAGGCAGACCTCAGAAGACGTGGAGGAATATTTGCACCAAATGCAGAAGAAGGCGAATCTCGCAGAACATTAACAAGGCAAAGACAATCTGCAAAGGTTAAACCAATAGAAAAAGACAGAACATCAAAAGCACCATTTGTAAGAGGAAATGAGTTTAAAAAACTACAGGCAAAGGTAAAGGAAGCCGAAAAGAGATCAAAAGAAATAATTAAAAAACAAGAAGAGTTTCAGAAAAAATTCTTTGACAAGATAGACTTTGCTACAGATATTACAACAAACTTGGATAATGTTCCTGCAACAATATCTAGAACACTTGGCAAGTTTGGACCAATTGGATTAATAGTTGCAAGTGCAATCGGACCATTAATTTCATTGCTTTCAAAAGAGTTTGAACGTGGTGGGATATTTTCAACCAAACTCAAAGTCACAAAAGACACACTTACAGTTAACGACATTGAAGAAAAAGCCTCAGTATCAAATGGTACAAAATATCTTACTGCAGATCTTACTATAGCACAAAAGATACCAAGCAGTTCAAACACTCAGAATCTGAAATATGAGCATTTTCGATATGTCATGGAAGATGTTGGGAGGCCATAAATGGCAAATGCATTTTTGTATTACCGCACTCCTACAACTAGAATAATCGACATTGCAGATCCTGCAAATCTTCCTGCATCACAAAAGCTGACATTTACTCCGCCTGACGATCATTCAAATGGAATAGATGAGGAATGGGCAAACAACATAGCAAGAAAAATTCCTACAAAGCCAAAGGGAAGAAAGATTCTGCAAAGAGATGAGGGTGTATCTGGATGGAACTTTACAATTTCTGGGTATTGGACAGTTGGATTAGGGGATTCAGAAACCAAACTTCATAATTTTAGAAAACTTCCACAGGAGGACAGTTATCATGAGTTTGGAGTTTTTGGACTTGAATATCCAAACGGTCCTTCATATCTCACCATTGATCCAAGCGATACAAAGGGATTGATGATCACAGGTACCAGGGGAAAGCATGTAGGAGCGATAAACAAAATACTTGATTTTTCTGTGGGACTAAGTGTAGGTGGCGATGTAAGCTGACATGGGATACGACAACATCAATAATCAGACTAATTGACAGAACACAGTCAACACCTATTGGAATTACAGAAGGTGGATTGGTAGATGGAAATTTAATTAATACTGATTTTTTTGCCAGACTGACAAGGGAAGAGGGAGAAGGAAAGACTCCAACTGCGACACTGATGCTGTATCCTCCTGCAAATGGAAAGTTCGTAAGAACTGCACCAATATTGATTGATGAGAATGCACCTGACAAGTATCTTCTAGAGGTAAGAATTGATCAGTCTGGAAAAACAGGAAGATTGCAAAGATATCGTTTGTCAACCCCAACTTGGACTGAAGATGAGACTTTGGGTGAAGTCCTTGCAATCCCATGCGAAAGCATAGCTCATGAAGGATTGGAAGAATCACTCATATCCATAAATGATGAACTGGTAAACCCAAAACAAAGGGCAGAAAATATCCTTACTGCACACAACGGTAATGCAGGATCTAATGGGGTGTTGTTAACTTTTGATACTGCAGACATTGACATTCCAGCATCAGACTCGTTAAAGTTTGAGTATTCCCCAACATCCCCTGTCTCTGCAGGAAAATTACTGCGAGATTTGTTGTCAAGACTTCGAGAAGCAGGACCGCTGGGTGGTGTTTTCAAAAATTTCTATCTCAGAACTGAGGCCGACCCAATACTCACAAATGCAGTCAAGGTGTTCATTGAGGAATTTGGAAAGACTGATTCTGGCGTAACAATAGACCCTGACAATATATTTGACGGAACACCAGTTGACAAGGCACTATTAACTTCAAACAAGAAAAGAAGAGACATTACAGTGGTAAAGTTTGGACAGAGAAGCGGATCCCTTCCAAGAGAACATGCTGAATTTGCATCTCAGTTTTTACATGCATCAATCAGGGAAGAGTGGTCAGAAACAAAAGCATATGAAATAAATGATGTTGTAAAATATACTGATACTACACAAACTCCCAATGTAATCAGGTTCTTCAAGGCAGTAAATGCAGTTGGACCGTCAGCTACAAATCCAGATGTTGACAGCGTTAACTGGCTGGAAGATTTCACGATAATTCCTCCTTGGAGTAAGGATGCATTCTATACCGTTGATGAGGTCATAACAATAATAGAGACAGGACCCTCAGTGACACACTACAAATGCAATACTGCAACCGGACCTGATGCGACATTTCCTGCAACAAAGTTTACAAAAATTGGAACAAGCAGGGGAACATTTGCATACACTGATTTTGTATCGCCATCACCGTGGACTTCAAACTTGGATGCAACAAAACAGAGTCTTGCTGCAGTGACAAATCCTCCAACTGGTTACATAGGATTTGTCATGGACTGGAACTATGCAAGAATTCTAAATGACATAAAGGATTATACAAACAGGTTCAAAATAATAACTGGAAAAAGCGTAAGGAGAGAATCAAACACCCCTCCAATTCTAAGGGAACTATTTGACGGACAAACGATTCTGGTTGGAACTGCACCAACTGGTGCATTTGCAGGGCAGGCAGGAAAGATTGCAACATATTCTAGAAACACATTCCAGGGAATTGCAGCTCATTGGGAATTTTCAGATCCTCCTGTATCTGGTGATACAATAACTGACCTATCCACTGGAAAAATTCGAAGGCACAACGGTACATCATGGATTGATGCATGGACAGTTGATGCAAACAATGACAAGCCGACATGCTTTCACCCTGTCAAATCTGCAAGACTTGTAAAGGATGCAAGCGAGATTCCAGGCCAGGCAACAGAATATACGTTTGAATGGAAGGACTCTTTTTTAGGTGGAGATGACAGGAATCGTGCATCAAGGGGTGCGTGGTTTGGGGAACTGTACCCATTGCCTGTACTTGATGCACCAGGATTCAACATAGGATCCCTTTACGGTGGGGATGGAAATAATTTCCCTGCAAACCCATACATTAACCACATCAACCTAAACCAGAACAGAAAAGGACTAACAGGATGGAATCATGGAATTGATTCAGAAGACCAGGGAAGACTGCCAAACCACGCATTCAAGATAAGGATTGCAATGTACCGTTCAACTGACGACACAGTACTTTCAAAAGCTAAAGCAAACATACCGATGATTTATGCAAGAAAGGATTCTCAGAACAGGTGGTTCTTTCAAGAGTTTGTAATACCTGAAAACAATCAATGGCATTCTGTAAAAATCAAGCTTCCTCCGTTTGGCCCAACAAATCTTTATTTTAACAGGATAGATGATTTGGCAGAAATCTTGGGATACACTATTCCGTTTGACTTTTTCATTCAGGAAAAGGACTTTAGCGGTGTAAAATATGAATTCAGAAGAAACGACTATTGGTGTGTTTTCATGAAACAGACATACAATGATACAGGAATGTACGTGGGAAATTACAGAAATTTTGTAGATAATTTTTTCGAGTCATCAACACAACAATTCCCAGACATTCTTGAATTCATAAATGACATTGCAACAGGACAGCCTACAGACATATTTGACTATACAGCTACAACCATCCATCACGTAAACATTGCAGTTTGCCAGCATCACTATGAAAAGGAAGGATATGCAATTTTTCCAAGAACACCACAAAATACTGCAAGATACAATCTTATTCACATGGAACAAGAAACAGACTATCTTACTGCAGTTGCAAAGGGAGAATCGGAATTTACATCAGATAATTTCTTTCCAAACGAGAGACATGTAGCAATAACAGGTGATGCAAATATTAGATATGGTCAGCTCATCACGGAAACCGGTGAAAGAGTCTCAGGAGGTTCAGTACAGTCAGTGTGTGCAAT